GGTATCCAATTACCGGTAGTAGGATGCAAAACAAACTTTGATTTCAAAAATTCCAATTCTTCCCACGTATTAAATTTAACAGTACCTTTCTTTTGTGCATCAGTAAAAACGATATTATATCTATCATAAGCTTGGGACATGGAAATTCCGTGATAATATGGTGCAATAATATCGGAAATAGATTTAACTTCATCATCACCCAGATCCCACATGTGAACATTTTGTAAATATGATTCAAATGTTGCGTATTTCTGCGTTTCCTTATTAGCCATCATGATTTCCAAATAAATGACTAGGTCCATTAAATCATGTGAAGTGGTATTATCAAGCGTTGTTGTAGGGTGTCCAGATGGGATACCACTAGGTGCTTGATATACCATTTTACTAGCAACATGATATGAAGGACAAATTTCCGCATGACATGATTTCATAATATTAGTTTCAACAATATCCCTATTTGGAAAATAAAATTCATACCAAAGTTCAGCAACACGTCCACTAGCTTCAACAATATTACGAGGAATTCTAGGGCCAAAGGCTTTAAAGTCGCCAGCCAAATAATTTGGGTGTTGTAGCAAATCCGTAGCCATTTCATGCCATTCATTTGATTGAGTATCCATTCCAATTGCAGTACGGATTTTCATGTGATGTTTTGTTGTGGCAGCAATGAAAGCACCTTTTGTCATTCTGGTCAAAATAGTTAAGACACACTCGGAACCGGAAAACATTCTAGTTGTTTTCTTTGTGCGTCTTTCATCTTTCAATTGATCCATAAATATGCTTCCATATTTTTCACCAGTTGATCTGAATTCATACTGTTCCATAAGTTCAGCATGCATTTCTGGGTCCATAACCAATTGGTCGTTATCATCAACAGAAAGATAATAATGTTTTTGTGTTTTCATCTCTTGACGATAAGAACCACCAATACCAACACTTGTGTTCATGTCCATTCCTTTCAAAATCACATCATCACAACATCGAACTCCTCGGATTGCTTCTTCTGCAGTAAACATGGAATGTTGTAGACTAAATGGTGGACATTGCGTGATGTAATGTTTAGCAATACTTTCAATGGCGTAATTTACCAATCCCTGATCAAAGTCAAAAGCAGGATTGGTACCATGCTCCAAGACACCGCGCAATAATGGAGATGTAACCCCTTGTTCTTCAGCGTTAAAGCGTGGATCTCGTGCACTAAGTATGCTTGGAGTACCTTGACAAATGTATCCCTGATTGGTTAATTGAGTAGAAATTAAGCTGGGGCGTAACTTAGTTTTATC